GCGCGCGGAACGGGTTCCCCATTTGTGGAGATTTTGGACAGTATGACATAAGTTCTCATTCCGATAGGGAAGAGGACTTTATTAGGTTGTGTGAGTCGGTGGGTTATAATGACCCGGCGATTCGCATACTCCTGGAAGGTTGTATGTGGGGATGGCACGTAATAGGAAAGGTAGTTTATCAGAGGTTTTGGGGGACTAGTTCAGGTATGTACCTGACTAGACTCCTGAATACCTTTGGCAACTGGCGAGTACATTATTTGGCATTCAAATATTTATACCCGAAAGGAGATTGGAGTAAGGTCCAGATGAGCTTTACCGGAGATGACTCTGTTGGTGGTGTAGATCCCGAATATCCCGAATATAATGTTAAGCGATTATCAGAAATATTTTGGAAGTTTTGGAGAATGGTGTATACGGCCCCAGATAAAACTTTACAGACCACGACCTCGTGGGATAAGGTTGAATACCTTAAAAGGAAGTTTGTCAAAGGGCATGCAGGCATCATGGCACCACTATCAGAGGCCTCGATGGCTAATATGGTGAAATGGACCGAAGGAGAATTCACGCAGGAGAAGGCTTATTCAGTGATGAATAGCGTCCTGCTTGAATGTTGGCACTACGGAGAACAAATGTACAATAAATGCCTCGCGTGGTGCCACGTAGAAGCAGAATTTTTCGGAGTACGCACGTTGCCTGATTGGCAGGCTATGCGAGAACTTCGTCGAATTGATTATGGAGGTTATTTATTGGACCATCCCCGGCAAGATGTAAAAAGGCACTCCGCTTGTGGAGTAGAACAAGACGTGGCTCTTCCCGATATGGAGAGTGCGAGCTGGAAGACAGCGGGGACTACCTACCTGGCAACAGAAAAGGGACAGCGTTCGGATGCTGAAGACGAGGTCGTGCTGCAGAGTATGGATTGTCGAGTTCCGAGGGTGGATGGCTTTTATCTCAGTCATTCACTTGTTTTAGAGATAGCGAACACAGAAACAACAGCAATTAATACTATACAGGCGGATCATCCTCAGGAGCTTACTAAGCCGGCGGAGACCACTTTGTTTATGACTCCAACGATGAGTTTTGGCGAAGTGGGAGAAACTGGACAGCAGGCTACTACAGGATACGCTTCTATAGCGCATGGTGTCGGAGAGTTTGACGACACGAGATTATTAGAGAGAGAGACTAAACTACTTACACTAGACTGGGCGACAACGGACCCGGCCGGTGAGTTATTTAGGGGAGATGTGGATAAACTCCTGAGAGAATATGTGCGTAATGCACGTGTGTTGTCTCAGTTCCACTTCTACCGTACAGGAATAGAATTAACAGTAAGAATGGTGACTAACCAGTTTTACTATGGAGCACTTATGGTTACTTTGTATCCTACTAATGCTACGGGCGAGAGAGTAGACGAGCGAGCCGTGTTGGATCCCACTATATTGACTGCCAGTTCAGATCAGGCAGTGATTAAAGAGTGGGCTTATACATGGCCCTTTGCTTGGAAGAAGACTGATGGCGCGGACGTCGACGACTACCCTACGAATTTAGTGATAGACATCGTGGCTCCTTTGAAAACAGCAAAGGACACGATGCCGGATACTATTTCCGTGCAGGTGTGGGCGAGATTTACCGACATTAAGTTATCTTATCCTAAGGAACCCGCAGTTTTACCGGAACTGCAAAGTATGACCGTACCCAAGGTTAAGTACCCGAAGAAGAAGAGAGACAGTCACCCGGCCGATGATATATCGGGGGCGAGCACCGTGGGTGCCACCTCGACCGTCGACTCAGCGATTGAAGCTATTTCTTCAGTAACCCTTGGAGATGCTGTGACTAGCGTTTCTAGTTTGGCCAGTTTTGTTACGGAGAATTGGGGCCCTGTAGGTTCACTACTAGGCTTCCTCTTTGACAAACCGGACAGAATCGTGTGTCAGGAAAACATGAACATCGAGCCGTCTACGGATTTGTTTAATGCGGACATACCGGATACTAA